CACCTACGCAGCGCGCAGCAGATGTTCCTGGCGCACGTCGTGCACACCATGGCGCCATGGTGGCAGCGGATCGAGCAATCGATCGACACCAACCTGCTGACCGAGACCGACCGCAAGGCCGGCCTGTATTCCAACTTCGTCGAAGAAGGCCTATTGCGCGGTTCGATGGTCGAGACCAAAGAGACGTTGCTGGGTTACACCAACGGCGGTCTGATGACGCCGAACGAAGCGCGCGCCAAGCTCGACCTGAATCCTGACGCCGATCCCGACAGCGACAAGCTGCGGATACCCGCCAACATCACCGGCGCAGTCCCGGCCGCCAAGCAAGGAGCAACGCCATGACCACCAAGACACTCGACTTCGGCTTTGAGCTGAAATCAGTTTCCGATGCCGGCAAGTTTGAAGGCTATGGCAGCGTATTCGGCGTCAAGGACAGCTACGACGAGATTGTGGTTCCCGGTGCCTTCCTCGATTCGCTGGCGGCGCAGAAAGCCGCCGGGCGCCTGCCCGCCATGCTCTGGCAGCACCGCAGTGCGGAGCCGCTGGGGGTCTATACCGCGATGGCCGAAGACAACTTGGGGCTCAAGGTCGAAGGCCAGCTTGCACTGGACACCGTGCGCGGCGCTGAAGCGCACTCCCTGCTCAAGATGGGCGCGATCTCCGGCCTGTCGATTGGCTACACGGTGCGCGAAGACAGCTTCGATCGCATCACCGGTGTGCTGACACTGAAAAAGCTCGACCTCTACGAGGTCTCGTTGGTCACTTTTCCGGCCAACGATGCCGCCCGCGTGCAGGGCATCAAGAGCATCGAGGCAATCGAAGATTTGAAATCATGCGAACAATACCTGAGGGATTCAGGTTTTTCCCGCAAGCAAGCCGTGGCATTCATCGCACGGGTGAAAGGCTTTTCACAGAGTGAGTCTGATGAGGGCGCCATCAAGCAGCTTACCCGCAACATTCACTTTCTCAGGAGTAATCCATGAAATCCACCAGCCTCAAGTACGCACTCGTCGCAGTGCTGGCCCTGTTCGCCGTCGCGGCGATCGCCGGGCATCCGATCCTCTCTCCCGACCTGTTCGCCGACCTTGGCGCACTCGGCGCGGTTCCGTTCATGGTCGGCGATACCGACATGGGCGAGCTGACCAAGTTGCTTCAGAAGCAAGGCGAAGCCTGGGAAGAGTTCAAGAAAACCAACGACGCACTAGTCAAGGCCAAGGCCGACGGCTCGGTCGTCTCCGACCTGCAGGCCAAGCTCGACAAGATCAACACCGACATGGCCGCCATCGGCAAGTCGATGACCGAGATCGAAAAGAAGGCCGGCCGCCCGGAACTGTCTGCCGAGAACGAAGGCAAGCAGGGCTGGAAGGATTTGAATGTGGCCCTCAAGGCCTTCGGCCGCGACGGTGACAACTCCAAGTTGATCGCCCTGCACCAGAAAGCCATGAACAGCACCAGCGATCCGGATGGCGGCTACCTCATCATTCCGGAACTCGACCTGTCCATCGACCGCATTGCGGAAACGATGGGTGCTATGTCGCGCCTGGCATCGAACGTCACCATCGGCACCCAAAAGTGGCAGAAGATGGTCAAGACTGCCGGTATGGCGATGCGCCGCGTCGGCAATGGCGCCACCGGTGGCGAGACTACCGAGCCGACCTTCGCGCAGGTCGAAATCGAAGTCTTCCCGGCTGAAGTCGAGCCGTGGATTCACAACGAGACCCTCGAAGACGCGCGCATCGACCTGGCTGCTGACCTGGCCGACGAGGCCGCCATCGGGTTCGCCGAAGGTGCCAATGCCGAATACATCACTGGCAATGGTGTGGGCAAAGCCCGCGGCATCCTGGGCTACACCATGGCGCACAACTCGGCCTACGCTTGGGGCAGCATCGGCTACATCCGCTCCGGCAAGTCGGCGGCGTTCGCCTCGGTCGCTCCGGCGGATCGCGTCGTCAGTCTCCAGCACGCGCTCAAGGCGCAGTATCGCCCCGGCGCCGCATGGCTGACCAACGACACCACGCTGGGCGTGATGCGGCAGATGAAGGATGGATCGGGTGCCTATTACCTGTGGCAACCCGATCCCGCTGCCGCCTTCGGTGGGCGCTTCCTCGGTTCGCCGGTCGAGATCGACGACAACATGCCTGCCCTGGGCGCCGGCAGCTACTCGCTGGCCTATGGCAACTGGCAGCGCGCGTACCAGATCGTCACCCGCTCCGGCACCACGCTGATCCGCGACAACATCACCGCGAAGGGCCAGACCAAGTTCAACTTCCGCCGCCGTTTTGGGGCTGGGGTGAAGAACTTCGAGGCTTTCAAGGTCATGGCGTTCGTCACCGGCACCGCCTAAATCCACCCCGTGCGGCCCGCTTCTGCGGGCTGCCAATGACTTGAAAGGAATCGAAATGAACGATCTGCACAACAATGCAAAACAGATACTCGCGGTCAATGCCGTGATTCTCGGGGCCACCGGCGCGATTACCGGCGCGATCATCGACCGGCAGGGCTACGGCGGCGTGGAGTTCCTCGTTGCCTACGGCTCGGTCACCACGACCGGCACGGTAGTCACCGCGCTGCTCAAAGAGGGTGACGTCACCGGCACCCTGACCAGTGTGGCTGATGCCGACCTGCTCGGCACGGAAGCCCTTGTCAGCCTGGCCGCTGGCGCGCGAGTGGCCGGCACCGGCAAGGAAGTCGTCAAGCGCCTTGGCTACCGTGGCGATCAGCGCTATGTGCAGCTCACGCTGACCGGCACCGGCACCACGTCGGTCGGTGTGGTGCAGGCGTCTGCGCTGTTGCATTCGCCGAACGTGGCCCCTGTTTCCAATCCGTAACACCCCGGAATAGGTCGTGCGCTTACCCGTGCGGCGCCGTGCAACTCGGCACCCTTTAACTTCCTGGTAAGAGGAAATCGAACATGAAAGAAGGCGAGCGGCAAGTGGCACCAACAATCGATGGAATCCGCGCAGATCACGTGAACCGCTATCGCTGGGCCGCGAAGGCGTTGCCGGCTGGTTCGCGGGTGCTGGATTTTGCGTGCGGAATCGGATACGGGACGCGAATCCTTGGAGACGCCGGCCACAAGGCTCGCGGCTACGACAAGGACAACGAAGCTCTGGCTTATGCCGAGCGGTATTACTCCGGGGCTGGTTCGATTTTTGTGACCGCGGATGGGACCCACCCCGACCCGCTTCCCGAAGCCGATGCGGCGGTCTGCTTTGAAACCATTGAGCATATCGAAGATCCGCGCCAGCTGCTGAAAGCCCTGCGCGAGTCCGCTCCGATTCTGCTGGCCAGCGTACCGAACGAGGACATCATGCCGTGGGCACCCGCCCCCGGCATTACCACGGCCTTTCATTTCCGTCACTACACGCGGGCGGAATTCGACGCCCTGCTGCTCGAATGCGGATGGCGCGCGACGCAGTGGCACGGGCAGGCTGGGCCGGAATCGGAAGTCGAGCCGGAGATCAGCGGTCGGACGCTGATCGCGGTCTGCGAACGCTGTGACCCGGTGATAGTGGATCTGCCGCGCAAGCATATCGCCATTCTCGGCCTGGGCCCATCGCTCGATCAGTATCTGGAAATCACTAAGCGCGTCGGCGGGCGGCATCAGTTCTGCGATGAAACGTGGTGTATCAACGCCCTGGGCGACGTGTTCGCCTGCGACCTCGTTTTTCACATGGACGATGTGCGTATTCAGGAAATCCGCGCCGAAGCGAAGCCGGACAGCAATATTGCCGCAATGCTGAAATGGATTCGGACCAGTCCAGTCCCGGTCGTCACCAGCCGGCGCCATCCGGGCTATCCGGCAACGGTAGATTTTCCGCTGGAAGACGTGCTGAACCACTTCGGACACGAGTATTTCAACAACACCGCGGCCTATGCCGTAGCTTTTGCGATACATATCGAAGCCAAGGAAATCAGCGTTTTCGGGATGGATTACACCTACCCGAATGTGCATGACGCGGAGAAGGGGCGGGCGTGCGTTGAGTACTGGCTGGGCCAGGCGCACGCGCGCGGGATCAAGCTCAACCTGCCGAAGACGACCAGCATGATGGATGCCTGCTACGAGCGCGAATCGCGGCTGTACGGGTACGACACGGTCGACGTGAAGTTCGACGTGCAGCCGGATGGTGGATTGAAATTGCAATTCACGCCGCGCGAAACGCTACCGACAGCGGCGGAGATCGAACGCAACTATGACCACAGCGCACCGATTGCCAAGCAGCACCTGACCACGAAGGGATAACCATGCTCCACGACATCCTCCAGGATTTCCCCGGTAGCCAGGACGGCACTCGAACCGAGCAGTTCAAGGCCGGGACGCAGCGCGAGCTTTCCGCGTGGCTGGCGCAGTCGGCCGTGTCCGCCGGATGGGCGCGGCCTGTCAGGCAGGTTGAAAACAAAGCCATCGTCACCGACGGCAGTCACCCCGCCGTTCTCAAGCCGAAACGTAAATGAGCATCGTCGTCTATTCTGCCGCGGCCACCGAGCCGCTGACCGTTGCCGAGGTTATGGCACACCTGCGCCTCGACGCCTCCAACCAGGAGCCGGCGCCCGGTGTGCCGACGTGTGCACTCGCCGCGCCGGCGGTCGCCGGCAACGTCACGGCGGGCGCGCATCGCTACCGCTGCACCTTTGTTACAGCGGACGGCGAGACCGAGGGCGGCGTGGTATCTGCTTCGGTCACGGTCGCCGATGCCGCGGTCAACGGCAAGATCGAGCTGACGGCCATCCCCATCGGCGGCGCGTTGGTCACCAGCCGCAAGATTTACCGCACGGCCGCAGGCGGCAGCACCTATCTGCTGTTGGCTACCCTCGCCAACAACACCGCGACGACCTACACCGACAACATCGCCGATGCCTCGCTCGGCGTCGGCGTACCGGCCGTCAACACCACCAGTGATCCACTGATCGGCATGATGATCGCCGCCGCGCGCGCGCACGCCGAAACCGAACTGCATCGCTATCTCATCACGCAGACGCTCGATGCCTGGTTCGATGCGTTTCCGCGGTACGAGAATCCGCGCTGCCCCGATCGGACGATTCGGCTGCCTCCGTTGCAAACCGTCACCGCCATTACCTACGTCGATACGGACGGCACTACGCAGACGCTGGCAGCCGACCAGTATGTCGTCGATGCCAACAGCCAGCCGGCGCGCATCAGCGAAGCCTGGGGCGTGTGCTGGCCCGCCACGCGCACGCAGGATAACGCCGTCAAGATTCGTTTTGTCGCCGGCTACGGCGCTGCTGCCGCGGTGCCGGCCTGCATCAAGCACTGGATGCTGGTGCGCATTTCCACGCTGTGGGAAAACCGGACGCAGATTGTGATCGGCAACGGCGGCGTGATTCAAATTGCCCCCGCATTCATCGATTCGCTGCTCGACCCCGAGCGAGTCACCGGAAGGATCTGACATGACCACCCCCTGGATCATCCCGGCCGACCTCTGGGCCGGCGAAACCGTCGCCATTCTTGGCGCCGGACCGGACATGACCGCCGCGCTGGCCGAGACCGCGCGCGGGCACAAGACCATCGCCGTCAATCGCGCCGTCAAGTTCGCGCCCTGGGCCGATATGTTCGTCGCCCTCGATCCGCATCATCCCTTCTGGGACGCCGCCGCCGATTTCGCCGGACTCAAGGTCTGCGGCATCGAATGCGACCTCGATGCCCTCTATGCCGGCATGTTCTACGAGCGCGTCACGATGCCGGACGGCGCCCAGATCGAGATCCGCAACAACGCCCTGGCCGCGATCCGCATCGCCGCGCTGGCCGGCGCGAAAAAGATCATCCTGCTCGGCTTCGACCCCGAGCGCTACGAAGAGATCCACGCTCATACCGGCTTCCGCGGCCTGGTGCAGGGCCTCGAACAGATCACCGCCGAACTGCGTGCCGCCGGCATTGAAATCGAGCGCATCGACTCGACCGATCAGCACCCCGGCACGCGCCCGCCCCGGCGCGGCGAGCAAGTCGACCCGACCACGTTTCCCGCCGTAAAGGCCAAGGCGAAAAAGTGAACATCGGTCAGCTCAACACCCGCTGCCGGATCGAACAAAAATCCGTCACGCAGGACACCGATTACGGCACCGAAGTCGTCACATGGCCGCTGCTCGCCGTCGTCTGGTGCGCCCTGCAGGACGAGCTGCCGAGCAAGTCCGAAGCGGTCAAGAGCGGCCTGGCCATCGCCACCAACCGGACGCGGGTGCGCATGCGCTACCGCACCGACCTCGACAGCAGCATGCGCCTGGTGATCAATCGCCCGACGCCGACCACCTACCAGATCATTGGTGGCCCGTCCGAGCTGGGCAACAAAGACGGCATTGAGTTGTTTGTCGAACGGTATTCGAGCTGATCATGAACGAAGTGCATGTCAAAGGCTTGAGCGAACTGCAGGCCTTCATGGATCAGCTCGCGCCGAAATTGGAGCAAAACGTCATGCGCGGCGCGCTGCGCGCCGGCATCAACGTCATCAAGGCCGAGACCAAGGCGCGCTGCCCGGTCGGCGCGCCCAGCGCGCAAGGGGCAAAACGCTACAAGCTCTACACCGGCGCCCTGCGTGACTCGATCCGCTCCGGCGTCTATGCCAAGGGCGGGCGCGTCACCGCCTACCTGCGCGTCGGCGGCAAGGTCAAGAAAACCGGCGCCGATGTCTGGTATGCGCACCTGGTCGAGTTCTCCGGCGCCACGCCGCACGTCATTGCCGCCCAGCTCGGCAAGACGCTGGCCATCGGCGGTGGCTTGTACAAATCGGTCAAGCATCCGGGCATGACGGCGCATCCCTTCCTGCGCCCGTCGCTGTCGAGCCAGGCCAGCGGCGCCATCATCGCCGCCGCTGAGTACATGAAAAAGCGCCTGGCCACCAAAGAGGGTCTTGATACCGCCGACATAATGATCGGCGAAGAATCATGAGCGGCGTCACCATCATTCGCACCTTGCTGGCCAACAATGCGCCGGTGCTGGCTGTCATCCCGGCCACGCGCATCCTGGCTGGCGATCTGCCGCTCAAGACCGTGCTGCCCGCCATTTCGGTCACGCAGACCAGCAGCGTGCCGCAGAACCTGTTACGCATCAACGAAGCCAACAAGACACACGTCGATCGCGTTCAAGTCACATGGCTGTTCAAGGGGCCGCAGGGCACACCCGCCGGCACCGGCTATCCCGGCGTCAAGGCCATGGGCCGGCTCGTACTGGCGGCCTGTCCCAGCCAGCGCGGCACGGTCAATTCCATCGCGGTGGACAGCGTCGTGCCAGGCCCGGAAGGTCCGGACATTTCGGACGATACCGAAGCCCTCTATTCCTGCTCGCGTGACTTCATTGTCACATGGGTGGGGGCCTGAGTCTTTGCAGTAACCCGCCGCTGCTTCACGTACCGCCACCTTTCGGTGGCTTTTTTTTTGCACCCCTGAAAGGAAAACATCATGACCGCACATACCGCAGTCGCCAGCCACACCGACGCAATCTACGCCATCAGCGCCTCGCTGCCGGCCACCTATGACGCCGGCGGCTACGCCGCCACCACCATCACCTATACCACCATCGGCAAGGTCGCCGACTTCCTGCCCTACGGCTCCAAGCGCAACGTCAGCGAATTCGTGCCGATCACCGGCGCCGTCGAATTCACCAAGGGTGCGCCGCGCTACGGTCAGGGCGCGCTGGTCATGGGCGACATCCCGGCCGATGCCGGCCAGGTGATCCTCAAGGCCGCCGAAGCCTCGTCAGCGCACTACTCCGTGAAGATCACCTACCCGGATAGCGAGGTGCACTACCTCGACGTCCTCGTCTCCGGCTGGGAACTCTCCGGCGGCAAGGAAGGCGCGCCGATGATCCGCACCGCCACGCTCAACATCTGCAAGGCGCCGGTCATCGTCGCCGCATCGTAATCGGTCGATCACGACCGCCACCCGCACCGGCCGGCTCGTTGTCTCCCCTCGCAGGGAGCGGCGGGCTGGCACGGGCACTCACCTCTGCGAGGAAATGAAATGGACATCAAGCAATTTGCCGTTACACAAACCAGCCGCCTGCACCTGCGCGACGCCGCCGACGAACTCATGTACGCCGATGGCGACCAGGCCAAGCCCATCGCCGTGAATCTCTACGGCCCGGGCTCCAAGCAATTCGCCCGCGCCCAGGCCGCGCAGCAGAACCGCATGGTCGACAAGCTCAAGCGCCGCGGCAAGGCCGAACAGACCGCCGAGCAGATCGCCTCGGAGAAGGCCGAATTCCTCGCCGACTGCACCGCGGGTTTCGAAAACATGGAATACGACGTCCTCACCGGAGCCGATCTGGCGCGCGCAGTCTATGCCGACACCAGCATCGGCTTCATTGCCGACCAGGCCGCCAAGCATATCGGTGACTGGGGAAATTTCTCGAAGGCCTCGGCGACGAGCTGAGGCTGTACGTCCGGCACTGCGCGTGGCTCAACGCGGTGCCCGAAAAAGCCGAAAGCGACAAAAGCAAAACGCCGGAAGTCTCGCGCCGGGAGGCGATGACCGAAGCCCCGGACATGCCGCCGTGCGAGGCGATGTACCTCGCCGGCTACCTGTTCGAGATCGGGCCGCGCGTCGGTGAAGGCGCGGTCACCCACGGCGAAATTGAAAGCTGGCAACGCAACACCGGGATCCCGCTCGATGCCTGGGAAGCCCGGATGCTGCGGGCATTGTCCGTCGAATACCTGAACGAAGCGCACAAAGCCACGGCGCGCGACTGCCCGGCCCCGTGGGGTGATCTGCCCGTACCGAACCTCAAAGCCGAGAAGCTGCGCGATTCACTGCGCGCCCTGTCGGCGCTGTAAGGAGCGACAAAATGATTGCCGGCGTTCTCGAAGTCCAGATGATGGCCAATATGGCCCGCCTGCAAGCCGACATGGACACGGCCAAGCGGTCAGTGGTGGGCACGATGGCCAACATCGAGAGCGCGGTCGGCAGCGCCAAATCCGTTCTCGCCTCGCTCGGCATCGGCATCGGTGTCGGCTATTTCGTCAACCTGATCAATGGGAGCATTGACGCTGCCGACCATCTCAACGATTTGAGCAAATCCACCAACATCGCAGTCGGCGACCTGGCTGGGTTGAAGTTGCTGGCAAAGCAGACCGGGACCGACCTCGACGGCCTCGCCGGCGGTATCCTCAAGATGTCCGTGGCGATGGGGAAAGATCCGGAAAAGTTCAAGGCGCTCGGCGTTACCAGCAAGGACAACACCGAAGCCTTCAAGCAGCTCGCCGACATCTTCAACCTGCTGCCCGACATCCAGCAGCGCAATGCGTTGTCGGCGGCAGTTTTTGGCAAAACCTGGAAGGAAATGGCATCCGCCCTTTCCGAGGGCGGTCAGAAGATCGGCGAGACCATCGATAAGGGTCGGCGCTTGTCCGGCATCACCGCCGAAACGACCAAGGCCGCCGACGAATTCAACGACAAGTGGGTAGAGCTGACCGGCACTGGCGGCCTGCTCACGCGGCAGATCGCGCCGCTGCTGCCGCTGCTGAATACTTTGGCCGACGACATGATCACGGCGCAGAACAAGTCGACTGACCTGACCAGCGAATTTCATCCGCTGGCAGAGGCGTTCCGTGCTGTCGTGATCCTGGGCGGAAATGTCGCTTTCGTTTTCAAGGGAATGGGTGCGGAAGCAGGTGGTCTGGCGGCGCAAATAAATGCGCTGGCGCACGGTAATTTGGCCGCCTTCACCGCTATCGGCGAAGAGATGAAAAAAGACGCTGCCGATCGGCGCGTTGCGTTCGATGAGTGGGAAAAGAAAATTCTGGCCGTCGGTACGGCGGCCAAGACAACCCTTCCCGCAGTGGGTGCCGCCACCAGCCAGGTGACGGATGCGCAGAAAAAAGCCGCTGCCGCCGCCGCAAAATTTCTCGAAACGCAGAAAGAACTGACTGACGCCTACAAGACCCTGAAGAAATCCCTCGTCGAAAAGATCGCGGCGCAGGAGGCGGAGCTGGCCAGCGATGAAAAGTTGAATGCCGCGCAAAAGGAATACGCACAGTTCCTCGCCTCGATCGTGGCCGGGACACTGGTGCTGACCGATGCGGCCATGAAAGACGCCGTTGCCAAGTGGGACCAGTACCTGGCGCTGTCGAAGCTGAACGAGGAAAAGCAGCGGTGGCAGAAGCTCGAAGACGACGCCGGCGCGCGGTGGGCCGCATCCTACGACGCCACCGCGAAGGCTACGCAAGCCACCATCGACGGCACCAAGGCCATGCGCGATAACACCGCCGAAATGGGCCTGTCCGAAGATTCCCTGCTGGCTTTGAAACAAGCCCGCATCGATGACGAGATCGCCGCGCAGCAGCGCATGTTGGCGATCCTGACCACCAACGACATCGAATCCGAAAACACCCGCGCCATCCGCGAAAACATCGTCGCCCTCGAAGACCGCAGGAAGGCCATGGGTGAAGCCAAAGAGCGCAGCGAGCAGGTTGCGCTGTGGAAGACCGTCGAACAGGCTGGCCACGACGCCTTCATGCACATCGGCGAGGGCGGCAAGTCCGTGCTGGATCGCCTCAAGCAGACCCTGCAGAACGGGCTTCTGGAATTGCTCTACCAGATGACCATGAAGAAGTGGATCGTCACCATTCAGGAGAACGTGATTTCCAGCGGTGCAGGAAGCGCGGGCGGCGGTGGTCTGGGTGGCCTGTTCGGCAGCATCGGCGAGTTCTTCGGCGGCGGCAGCGGGGCGGCATCAGCGGCCTCGGAGACGGCCGCGATGAGCGCATGGGCAAGCCTCGATGGTGGTGGCTACACCGGCGACGGACCTCGCACCGGCGGCGTGGATGGCAAGGGCGGCTTTCCCGCCATCATCCACCCGCAGGAGTCGTGGACCGACCATACCAAGGGCGGCAGTAGTGCTGGTGGTGGTGACACGTCGATCAGCATGCCGGTGAGCCTCACCATCAACGGCAACGCCGACAATCAGGTAGTGCAGCAGCTTCTCGCCGGCTTCGATTCTCGCATTCGTCAAGTCTATCGAGACATCCCGGCCGTTATTCGCCAGGCGCAAATCAGCAAGCGCGTATCGCCCACCGTATGAGCGCCCTCCCCACCACCCCGGTCCCCAGCCACATCAAGCCGCGCTCGGTGCAGCCGACGCGCGTCTCGGTGGCGCATTCGCTCAAGCGCCAGCGGCGCGGCGGCACCGCGCAGGCCTGGGGCTTTACCTTCACCTGGAGCGGCATCACGCGCGCCGCCTTCGCGCCGATCTTCGGCTTCTCGATTGCGCGCCGCGGCCAGTATGAAAACTTCACCGCCGTGCCGGCCATGCTCGGCACCCGGCAGTCTGCCGGCACCGGCACGCCGCTGGTCAAGACCGCCACCACCACCGGCCGCGCGGTGCCGGTTAAGGGCATGGGCGCCAGCCAGGTGCTGGGCAAGATCGGCGACTTCCTCAAGTTCGCCAACCACACCAAGGTCTACATGCTCACCGCCGACGCTACGGCCGACGGATCGGGCGAGGTGACGATCGCCATCGAGCCGGCACTGTATGCCGCGGTGGCGGTGAACGAGGCGCTGACGCTTGATTCCGTGCCCTTCACGCTGCTGCTGACCAGCGACGTGCGCGAAGCCTCCGTGCGCGGTGATGCCCAGGACGGCCTGTTCGACTTCGAGTTGGACATGGTGGAGGACGTATGAGCGGTCGCGGCGCATCTGCCGAGACTCGGGCCGAATTTGCCAAGGATGCGAATCGCCCGGTTCATCTGTTCGAGCTGTACCTCGATGATGCCACCACTTACGCGACGGACGCCTACCGCGCGATTTCGTGGAACGGCAACACTTATCTTGCCAACGGACACTTCCTCGATTTCGACAGCATTGAAGAAACGGCGGAGCTTTCGGCAGGCCAGACGCGCATTACGCTCTCGGGCGTGGATCAATCCGAGATCGCATTGGTCTTGTCTTACGAGTACATCGATCGTCGGCTGGTGATCCGCAAGGCATTTTTCGCCGATGACGAAACCGTGGTGGTCGATCCGGTCGCCATCCTCGATGGCCGCTGCGACGCGCCAGCCATTGTCGAAGATCCGGATTCTGGCCTCTGCACCGTCGTCATCACGGCGGGCAATGAGTGGATCGACTTTGAGCGCCGGCCCGGTCGCCACACCAACCACCAGGAGCAGCAGCTTCACTTCTCCGGTGACCTGTTCTTCGAGTTCGTCAGCGAGATCAACAAAGAGATCAAGTGGGGTGCGCTATGAAGCGCCTGCCAGATTGGGAAGTGTTGCTCATGACATTCGCCCGGAGCGAAGTCGGCAGGCCGTTCGCATGGGGTGAAACCAACTGCGTGTCGCTGGCCCTGCGCGCCCTGGATGTTCAGTACGGGACAAGCTTGCACGTGAAATATAGCCACTTCATGAGCAGCGAAAAACGTGCAATGGCTTTCGTTGCCAAACAAGGAATAGATAGCCTTGTGCATCGGTTTTGCCTTAACGGTTTTTCGGTGATTCCAAAAAACTTCGAGCAGGTCGGTGATGTGCAGTTCGGCGAGATGCCGGGCAATATTGGATCGGCCGTGATCCTCGGCCGCCAGCATCTTTCCTCGACCGCTGTCGGCGGCGTGCAACTCTTCGACGGACGCCTGCTCAATTCGTCGATTACGATTGGAGCCAGATAATGCCCGCCGTTGTTGCAGCGGCGGCAGGCATGGCAGCAGGAGCCGCCGTCGCCACCGGCATGGGCTTCATCGCGGGCACAATGGCCTACGCTATTACAGCCGGCGTCACGTCCATGGTTGTGTCGTCAGTGGTGGGCAGTGCGCTGGGCGGCAATGAGCAGCAAGCCGCCAGCCCTGCCGCGCAGATGGCGCGCGGCATCCTGGTTAATACAGCGAGCACGGTTGATCCGATCCAGGTCATTTACGGCTCGCGCCGCATCGGCGGCACGCGATGCCTGACAGAAGTCACCGGTGCAACCAATGAATACCTGAATCTCGTTATCGCGCATTGTGAAGGGCCGGTCAGTGCGATCAATACGATCTATCTGGATGGCATCGCTGCGACAGACGATAAATTTGCATGGCTGATCGACATTGAAAAGCATCTGGGTGCGCTTGACCAGGTCGCCAGCGCCGCGCTCATTGCCGAATTGCCCGACGTTTGGACGTCTGCACATGTTGGGAGTGGCGTGGCCTATACATGGATCAGGTTGAAATATGACCAGAACGTGTTTCACGGTGTCCCGGTCATTACAGCCGACATTGACGGCCGAACGCTGTATGACCCACGCGACTTGTCGACCGCGTTCAGTGCCAACCCGGCTCTCTGCATCCTCGACTATCTGACCAACACGCTTTATGGGCGTGGCATCCCGCTGGCGAACATCGATATTGATTCGTTCATCGCCGCCGCCAACACCTGCGATATCACCTACACCGATCCGCTCGGTGTGTCCCGCCCGCAGCACACCTGCAACGGTGTGGTCAATACCGACCAGAACAGCACCGAGAACATCCGTTCGCTGCTGACCAGTTGTCGCGGTACCCTGCTGTTCTCTGCCCGTGGCTATGGCCTGCTGATCGACAAGGCCGAAACGCCAACGACATTCGAGTTCAATGAGGACAACATCGTCGGCAGTTGGACCATCGGCGCCGGCAGCAAGCGCACCCGCTTCAATCGCGTTCGCGGTAACTGGTTCAACCCGGACCGCGAATGGCAACCGGATATATGGCCCGCCGATTCGACTGCCTTCCGCACCACCGACAACGGCCTGCTGCTCGAATCACAGTTGCCACTGCCCTTCACTAGCAACGCCTACGAAGCGCAGATCAAAACCGAGCGGCATATGCGGCAGAGCCGCTTCGGCAAGACGCTCGCCTTCCGGGCAACTATCGCCGGCATGGACTGTGAAGTTGGTGATGTGGTGCCGGTGACGCACACGACGCCAGGCTACGCATCGAAGCCGTTCCGCGTGCAGAAGATACGGCTCATGTCGTCGGACGAAGTCGAGGTCGAGATGACTGAATACGACGACAGCGTTTATTCCGACACACCGCTGACCACACCAAGGACATCGCCGGTCACCAACCTGCCTGATCCGCGGACCGTGCCTGCACCTGGCATCCCCGATGTGACCGAATCAAAATACGAGACCACGGGCAGTGCTGGTGTCAAGGCGCGAGCGACTATGGCATGGATTGCAGTGCCGGACGCCTTTGTTGTCGATTACCTGCCGGAATATCGAGTTGCTGCCGGCACCTGGGTGGTGCGCCCCGCGACATCAACAGTAACAGCGGATATTGACGATATCGCTCCAGGCAGCTACGAGTTTCGACTGCGCGCACGTAATGCCATGGGCGTCATCAGTGATTACAGCGGCACGCGCACAAAAGAGATCATCGGCCTGACGGATGCTCCGATCGACGTAACAGACTTCTCCGTTGTCGCCTTCGCCGGTGCCGCCACCGGACGCTGGACGCTGACCACGGATCTCGATGTAAAAATCGGCGGGCGCATCTTCGTGCGCTGGACGCCGCTGACGGTCGCCGCGGTGTGGGAGAACGGCGTCGATGTGGGCGACTTCAACGGCGACGCCACCAGCGGCCCGCTGCCGATGCTGACCGGCACCTACTTTGCCAAGTTCCGCGACTCCACCGAGCATTGGAGCGCCGCTGCGGCATCGTTCGTGCTCACGGCCGGGAACATCACCGCGCTGCCCAGCAGCATGACGGTGACAGAGCACACCAGCTACGCCGGGGCCAAGAGCGGCACCGTCGCCGTCGATGGCCTGCTGAAGCTGGACGGCACCACGCTGATCGACAGTCTGACCGGGCTGGTGGATAGCTGGGGCTACATCGACAGCATGGGCGGCGTTGCGACTTCCGGCACTTACGATTTCGCCAGCGTGATGGATTTCGGCAGTGTGGTCACGCGGCGCATTACGCCGACGATTCAGGCGCTGGCATTCGATACCGGCGACCTGGTTGATTTGCGTGGCATGGTCGATGAGTGGGATTCGGTCGATGGCGACGTTATCAACGACGCCACCGCGCAACTGCTCGCCGCCATCAGCACCGACGCCGTGAGTTATGGCGCGTGGTTTCCCATGCCGTCCGGTGACGTGACCTGCCGCGCCATCAAGTACCGGCTGGCACTGGCCAGCGGTGCGGCGACGCACAACATTCAAATCTCCGAACTTTCCGTAACCGCGAACTGGTGACCGCCATGCCAAAGACCCCTCTTTCTGAAACCCGCTATTTCGTTGCCGTCGCACGCCTCGATGCCGACGGCGTGTACCACGGCACCGATGAGATACCCGACGACCAGGTGACTGACGATCATGTCCTGCTGCCCGACGGCTGCGATCTGCCGTTGGGTAAATACGCATGGGATCGTGACAAGGCTTCCTTCGTCCCGCTGGCCAACCCACAACAACGCGCCGAGTCAGCTCCGCTGGCGCTCAATGCCTTGGCCTGGCTGCTGCTGGCGCAATGGGATGCGGGCACGGTCTTGCCGCCGCCCTGCCTGGAATGGCTTGACTTCTACATCAAGACCATTGATTTCGGCTACGCCATCACGCCGCCGCTACAGCGCTACATCACCGAAAGGGGCATCAAATGACACAGCATGCCTACACCATCGCCAATCAGGCCGGCGCGGCGTTTCGCTCGGATGTCGTCAATGCGTTTCAGTCGGGCGCCACTCTCAATGCAGGGGCGACAGCACCGGCGACGATGTACGCCAATATGTGGTGGGCCGACACCGCCAATACATTGCTCAAGCGCCGCAACAATGCCAACAGCGCATGGATTACCGTCATGGACCTGGCCACGGGTTTGATTATTGGCACCGACGTCGAAGCCTACGCTGCCACACGCATCCAGACCTGCTGGATTCCGGCGGGCGCAATGGCCGCCCGCACCACCAGCGGAGCTGCTGCCGGGACAGTGGAGGCAACGACCAACAAAAATATGTTCAAGACGCTGGACTTTGACGCAACCACGGCGGAATACGCGCAATTCGCCATCAATATGCCAAAGGGATGGGACGAAGGGACGATCACTGCGGTATTTGTTTGGAGCCATGCAGCAACTACAACGAACTTTGGCGTGGCGTGGGAGCTGGCCGGCGTCGCGGTGTCGGACGATGATGCGATGGATACAGCATTTGGCACGGCGGGCACCGTAACCGACACCGGAGGCACGACAAATGACTGCTACATCACAGCGGCCAGCGGCGCGATCACCATTGCCGGCACCCCGGCGGCCAACGATCTGGTGATGTTCCAGGTCAATCGCGCGCCAGCCAATGGCAGCGACACGATGGCTATCGATGCACGACTGCATGGCGTGCGGCTGATGTACACGATCAACACCTTGACGGACGCCTGATCATGCGGCTGCGTCCAATAAACTTCAGATCGCTCCGGCGACAAGACGGCTACCTGGCGCTCTGGGCGTTGATTGGATTTGGAGTCGGCGGGTCAGGTCCCACGCCAACTGTCGAGTATCTAGTCGTCGCGGGTGGGGGAGGTGCAGGCGGCGGTCCTAGTGGAGGTGGAGGCGGGGGTGGTTATAGAACAGCAACAGGTCTGGCGGTTGTGGCAGGGGTTCCTACCACTGTCACCATAGGCGCTGGAGGGGCTGGAACTACTGGCACTTCAGGATCAAATGGCGGTGATTCTGTTTTTAGCAGCATCACTGCAACAGGCGGCGGTGGTGGCTCAGCCGGAACCTCAGGACTTAGTGGAGGTTCTGGTGGGGGCGGACAATCTGGCGCTGGCTCTGGTGGCGCAGCATCTCCTGCTGGTCAAGGATACGCAGGAGGGAATGGTGCTACAGCAGCTTCTGGCGGAGGTGGTGGATCAGCTGCTGTTGGGGTTAATGCCGTAGGCAGTACATCCTCTGGAGCGGGTGGTGCGGGCTTGTCTAGCTCTATCAGCGGGGCTGCTACAAATTACAGCGGTGGTGGCGGTGGTGGTGCCTATTATCCTACCTACGGCGTCACGGCTGGTGCTGGAGGTTCTGGAGGCGGTGGAGCAGGTGGATATTACGGAGCGCCAGATGGCACATATGGCACAGCAAATACTGGCGGCGGCGGTGGTGGCGGTGGCTACACGCCAACAGTCGGCAGAGGCGGAGATGGCGGGTCAGGAATAGTGATTATTCGTTATCCGGACACCTATCCCGCCGCAGCATCCACGACAGGCTCTCCCACGGTCACAGTGGCTGGTGGGTATCGAGTCTATAAATGGACGGCTTCCGGGAGTATTACATTTTGATCAAGCTGGCCTTAATCCTCGTTCTCTGGCTACCGTTCTCTCTCGGCTGCATCGCTGCAATTGCGGTCAGCCTGTTCGCTATCGTGTTTGAGCACAACACCTACGGCAAGAGTGTGCTGCGGGCGATGGACAAGGTGCTTGCATCTGTCCTCGGGTTTAGTGGGTACTTCACGCTCTCTGCCGAATGCGGCATCGCCACGGATCAGCCATGGACTGGCTTGCGGTGGATGCTGGACAAGATTCAGGTAGGGCATTGCGTAGGTGCAGCGAAGAGCGAAGGACTTGTCGGGAAAACCGATTAACGCATCCACGGCCAAAGAGTCGGGAAAGGAAGAATCAAAATGCCTGAAAAAGACCCAAGTAATTATCCGTTGATCACCTATCTGTGGGTGGTCGGACTGGCCACGCTCGGCGGTGCGGTGAATTTCGTGCGCAAGGTGAAGGCCGGTGCCGCGCGCGCGTTCAACATCACCGAGTTCATCGGCGAACTGATGACGAGCGGATTCGCTGGCCTGCTCACCTTCTGGCTTTGCGAATATGCCGGTATCGACAAGATGCTAAGCGCGGTGCTGATCGGCATCAGCGGCCACATGGGCAGCCGCGCGATCTTCCGGCTTGAGAAATGGGCCGAGGAAAAATTCGGGGGAATGAAATGATCACCTTGCCTGACTACTGGATGGGCCGCGATGAGAAGTACGCGGACCAGCTTACCGACGAGATTCGCGAACATGCCGCCGATCTGCTCGGCCGCGTAAATTTGCTCTTGACCTGGGCGGCGAAAGATGGCGTGCGCGCCTTGTATGTGGCATCGGGCTGGCGGCCGGCGGCGATCAACGACGCCACCGCCAACGCGGCGCACGGCAGCAAGCATTTGACCGGCGACGGCATCGATCTGCGCGACAACGGCACGCGCGATCTGGTGCGCTGGTGCTGCAAGAATCTCGATGCGCTGGAAGAAATCGGGTTGTGGATGGAAGACCCGCAGTGGACGCCGACATGGCTGCACGTGCAGCGCCTGCCGCCCAATTCGCACCGCCGCGTGTATGTGCCGTCCACCGCGCCGCCGCTGGTGGCGATGTTGCCGGAGCAACTGGGGATGGTGGCATGAAAATCATCATCATCATGCTGCTGGTCCTGTTGGCGGTCGGCAGCTTCGTCATCGGCGTGATCGCGGAGGACGATCCGGAAGGCCTCGGCGGCGGTACTACGGTGAATGCCTGGCTGGTGGCCTTGTCGGCGATATTCGGCATCGTGGTCGCGGCGGTGTGGCTATGAATCCCACCATCCTCCTGGCGATCCTGCTGGCGCTTTCCGTGGTCGGCAATGGCTGGCAGTATCGTGAGCACGGCATGGACCTGATCAAGATCGGCACCACCGAGCAGCTGGCGGCGGACACGAAGGTAGCAGCCGCGGCCTGCTCGTCGAGCGTCGACGACCTGGCCAAGCAAGGCAAGACGCAGCATGCCGCGGTGCTGGCCAATCTTGCGGCGCAGGCCGGACAGGTGGCCGGCCTCAAGGGCGCCACGATCGCGGCGCTGAATGCCAAGCCGGCCGATCCGGCGGATCTGTGCAAGTCGCTGGAAATATTCCTGCGCACGCAGATCAAGGCTGAGAGGGGGCCAAAATGAGGCCGCTGCCGATCCTCCTGGCGGCCATGATCCTCGCCGGATGTGCCGGCACGCCGACTGCGCCCGCCGTCGTCAAGGAGGCCGTCTACATGCCCTGCAATGCGCCGGTTCCGGCGCTGCCGGTCTTCCCGGCCGATACACTGGCCGGCGACGAGGATCTCTGGACGATGGGCAAAACGCTGTGGGCTGATCGCCAAGCGCGCCAGGCTTACGAGCTGGAGATTCGGACGGCGCTGGAGGGGTGTGTGAAGTGA